TGAAGAATCCGAGCTGGCCCAACGCATTGAAACCGGAGAGTGCCGCTGCCGCCGCGCTCGAAAAGCTGTCGAGCGATTCGGTCATGGCGTCGAGCGCGCCCGCGATCGTGCCCCCCGTGCCGTTGTTGACCCATGAAATATTCACGTCGATATGGGTGGAATCAGGCACCAGGTTGATCTTGATGTTCTCGGCGTTCAGCTCGACCGCCGTCGTCACCCCCGAGATCGAGATGATCTGCCCGACCGCCAGTGCCGTCGGCACCGGCGCGCCGTCGGGCGGCGCGGGCATCACGGGCAGGCTTTCGGTCGCGACCAGCAGCCGCGTCCAATGGCCGCCGAGCCCGTCGGCGACCGGCGATGCGGCCGAGCTGGTGATCGCGATCGAGCCGGGCGCAATGAGATCGAGCCCCTCCAGCGTGACGCCCGGCCGCGCCAGGCTCGCGAGGTATTGCCCGGCCACCGCATTGCCGGCCTGCGCGCGCAGATGCACCCAGCGGTCCAGCTCGGTGTCGTAGCAAAGGATTTTGTCGTAGAGCCCGGCGGTGCCGTTGATCGACTTGTAGGCCCAATAGACCCGCGTGCCGCCCGGGTCGGCGGCGCCGATGCAAAGCTGCAGGTTTGATTGATCAACGTCGGCAAAGAAGGTGCGGTCGATGCGCTCCTTGCCGATCTGGTCCGGCGCCGCGCCGGGCGCGATCACCTGGAAACCCTTGGTGGAGGGGAAATAGATGTTCTCGCCAGCGCGCACGATGGCATAGGGCGCGAACAGGCCCATGTCCTCGGTCACCCGCGTGATGGTGAACACGACCGGGGATCCCGGCGAATAGACCATACTGCGGATGGTCGTGTCCTGGAAGATGGTGCCGTACTCGCCGCCGGCGACGCCGCGGCACAGCCCGCCGTCGGCAAAATCCTGGAAGTCCGACTGATTCAGCCCCGCGGTCCAGCCGGTCGGGTCGCCGATCGCCGACCATTGGATGCGATAGCCGGCCGAGAGCAGGCCCGAGAGCACCACGAACTGCCCGACGATGGCGATATAGCCCGACTGCGGCGGCGACCCGGCCGCGACCGCAAACGCCGTCGAGGACGCCATGTCGAATACCTGCAGCACCACATTGGCGTGGGTCGCGTAGACCTTGGTGCCGAATTGAGCAAATTGCCAATTGGCGCTGGTCGACGGCGCCGCGTAATCGGCCGCGCCGAGCGAGACGTCGCTCCAGCCGAACGTGGTGGCGTTGAATTGATAGAGCCTGGTCGCGGTGCCGGCGAAAATCTGAATGCTGCCGTCGGAATTGCGCCCGTAGAAATAACCCCGGCAGGCCCCGGTCGGCAGCGCCCCGGAGATGGCGCCCAGATCAGGCTGCGGCCCATAGCCGTCGGCCCGCGCCTGGACGTTAAAGATGCCCTGCGAGGTCTTGGACTTGAACGACGAGATATCGGGGGCGTATTCGCCAAACGGGAAAAACATCAATCATCTTTTTTTGGGGCTTTGGACTTCGTCCGCGGGCCTGAATCCGGAGCAGCACGGCTCGTCGACATGCACGATCGTCGCGCCATGCACCGGGTGCCGCGGCGTCAGGCGGCAAAAGCGCTGGTCATTGCGTTTGCCGTGATCGAGCCGCTGATATCCCATGCCGGGCTTGACGGCGGCCGGGTCGAGCGCCCATCGGCAATTTCCACATACCTCTTTCGCGGGCATCGCGGTCTCCCTTTTTTCAAAACTGCGTCGGGGTGAAGTAGCCGGTGCCGGCGAGCCGATTGGTGCGCGCCGCCAGCTCGTCGTAGGCCTCGGTCACCGCGGCCGTCATCAACTCCGCCATCGCCTGGTTCTTGGTCCAGTGGATCGCCAATTGGTACTTGGCGCGGCTGACGATCAGGTTCTCGGCATCCGTCATCCAATTGTTGCCGGTCGTGTTGTCGGCCGCCGGCGCCGGGATGAGCTGATGCGCCGCGATCGTCAGCGGATAGATGTTGTCGGGCACCGGGTAAAACCGGAGCTGATAATTGTAATAGGAAAACGCATAAGGCTGACCTTTTTGGGTGCCGGTCTGCGTCAGCAACTCGATCTGCTCCGGCTGGTAGCGCTGCACGTCGAACTTGGCGGTGCCGATCGTCACCGTGATGTAATCGAAGGCGAACAGCGTGCCGATCAGCGGATCGTCGGTGCTCGAATAGAACTCCTGCGACACCGCCGTATTGAGCGAGATGTCGCGGGTCTCGGAAAAGATGAAGCGGTGCGGCTGATAGAACGTGATCGCGTTGGTGATCGCTTCGGCGATCTGCGTCGCGAGATCAGCGCGTTGCCCGAGCTGATCCGCGATCTTGTCCTTCATGTAGCCCTGGGTGCCGGGCGCGAAGGTGGAAGGCCACGTCATCGCGAGTCACCCATGAAAGACGCAAAGGACGATCAGGCGCTCACGCCGCCCTGCATGGAGACCCATTTGCCGGGCGCGGCCGGCGTCGCCGCCTGGATGCAGAGATAGACCGCGCGCTTGGCATTGGTGAGCGGAACGCCGGTCGCGGTCGCCACGCCGTCGATCGTATCGCTGCCGGAACCAAATATCTGCGCGGCCGCGACGCCATCGTTGATGACGATCACTTCCAGCCCGAGCATTTTGGTGCTGACCGGCAGCTTGGCGGCATCGCCGGCGGTCGCCACCGTCGCGAGCTGGTTGATGGCCGAATTGAGCAGGAGCGCGGTCGCTTGCGTGCCCGCCGGCGTCGCTGTCAGGCCTGCGGACACCGACCGGGTAAGAAAACCCACTACCTGGATTTGCTTCTCGGCGAGACTGGATTTGCCGGTGATATTCGTCATCAAAGCTTCCCCTGACTCCAAAAGGCTTTGCCGATCGGCCGGCATCTATAGGCGGCGCAAGGCGGACAGGGAGCCGCTTAGGCGCTCCCCATCCCGTATCAATCAGTCGCCCGGCAGCGCCTCCAGCGCGGGCAGGATCACCATTTCCATCTCCTGCCGCGTGAAGCTGAACGTGAGCTGGCCGACCGGCGCTTCCTTGATGCTGACGATCAGATCACGGACATGCGCGCGCAGCTTGGCTTCCGGGGTCTTGGCGACCTCCTCCGGATCGTAGACCCGCACGCCCTTCAACGATTCGATCTGCGCCTGATCGAGCGGCAGCTCGGTATCGCGGTCATGCCATACCTTGGTGTCCGGATTGAACATGGCGTGCCGCGGGGCGCCGCTGCGGCCGACATAAGTGCCGATCTTGATCTCGCCGCTGCCGGGCATTTGCTTTTCGTTGTCCATGACTATCTTCCCTTTCAGTCTCTTGGAGACGTTGTCGATCAGAAGTCCGCCGACCAGGTCAGCACGGACGTCCCGTTGGCGCTGGTCAGGACGCAGGTTTGGCCAACCGTCAGCCCCGACGCCACGGTCGCGGTCATGCCGGCACTGTTGATGGTATTGCCGGCGCTGGCCTGGGTGACCAGGTACGTGGTCGCCAGGGCCGTCGCCGTCACCACATGGGTGATCGTCCAGGTGCTGGTCGAGAGCGACGCCCCATAGGCCGTGAAGGTCGGCGCCACGTCCATGGTGACCGGGAACGGGAAGTTGAGCGTGCAGGTCGTGGTGCTGGCGCCCTGGCCCGACGGGCTCTGGGTGGCTCCCGACGTGGCCGACTCCGCAATCGCATAGAATTCGTGCTGCGCATTGGTCAGCTCAAAATTATACGGCCGATTCTCGAAATTGCTCGGCGCGGTCTGCGTCGAGGCCGCGATCTCAAGCTGCACGCCGGTGAACGCAATGCCGTCGGTCGCGCTGCCGGCGGCGGTGCCGGGCGTGAAGCAGATCCCGACGGCCATCTCCAGCGCCGCGGCGGGCACCTGGACGGCGGCGCCGTTGTAGCGGCCGTAGGTCGTGCTGATGGTCGCCGCCGTGCTCTGCAAGGTCGCGAGGCCCGTCCAGACCGGCGTGATCGCCGGCGAGGCGGTCATGCCGACGGCCGAGCGCAGCACGCCGAGCCCTTGATCGGCGACAGTGCCGGTCAGGATCACCAGGTTGGCGCTGTTGCCGCCGTCGGCCGCGAGGTTCGCCATGGCGGCGATATAGCCCGACAGCATGACGAACTGCCCGGCCGCCTGCGCCACCTTGCTCGACTGGATTTCCTGCCAGGCGCACACGGGTTGCGCCAGGCTCGACGAATTCTTGTAGAGCTTTAGCTCCTCGGTGAACCCCGCCGGCGGGGTCGGCGTCGCCGTCGCCGGCGCCATGACGCCGATGCCGGACGTGACATTGACGTCGCAGCCCCAGCGGTCGGCCGAGTAGGACGTGATCGCCACGCCCGACGTGGTGCCGCAGGTGGCGGTCGAATTGGCCGCGGTGCCGGCGGCCGGACGCTGGATCACCAGCATGGCGCCGTTGTCGATCAGGTTGCGCGGCCACAGCGACGTCTGGCCGATGCCCGAATTGATCAGGGCGCCGGTCACAGTCTCGTTGCCGGTCACGGTCGCATTGCCGCCGACCGCGAGATTGCCGTCGACCTCCAGATTGGTGGCGAAGGCGGGCGCGGCAAACAGCCAAGTCAACGCGGCGCCCACGGCGAAGGTGCGGCCCAGGCGCAGCGTGGTCGAGATATCGAACTTGTTCATGATCATCCTCGTTTTTGACAGATCAGCCGCAGGCGGCCTTTTTTTAGGAAAGAAAGCCGCCTTCGAATTCGACCAGGATCAGCGCCTTGCCTTGCGTTGCCGCGCCGCCGGTCGGGGCGTAGACGGCGCTGATCGCCACGTCGACCGTCGAGTTGATGATGGCCGCGAGCCCCACGCCGCGCTCGATATCGTAGGCGCCGGCGACCGCGAGATTGACGTCGCCGACCGCGACCATGTCGTTGTGGCCGCCGTTCTGGCCGAGCGAGAACGGATTGGTGCCGCCGGCATTGAACGTCGTCAGCACCACGACCAGAACCTTGGTGACGACGGCGCCGGCCGGCAGCGACGAAAAGAAACCCGCCAGCGCGATATCCGGATCGTTGTAGTTGAGGATGCGCTTGAGGGTGTTGGGGACCTGACGCGGATCGCGGCGTGCAGGCGGAAAAGTCGGCGTGACGTTGGTGGCCATGTGCGTGTCTCTCTCTTTCCGGTTTCCCGCGCGAGCGCGATCAGGTGTGCGCTACCGCCCAGCTCGAAATCACCACGGAGCCGAAATCGACGGTTCCGGCCGGCGTCCCGAACTGGACCTTTTTCATGCCCCAGATCGCCCAGGCGGAGACTTCCATGCGCCGCTTGTGGTCGAACAACTCTTCATTCCAGCGGTACTTGGCCGGCATGTCCTTCTGGCCATAGCCGATGGTGCAGGCCTGCGCGCCGAGCAGCACGGCGCGCTTGACATTGGCGGCCTGCGCGCCGGCATTGCTGACGCCGAAGGTGACATCATAGGCCTCGCGCAAGACGCATTTGTTGTAATAGCCGAGCGCGCCGTTGAAGATCGGATTGTCGGCCGGCTTGCCGCCCATATAGGCGAACTTGGTGATATCGAGCCATTGGCCGGTGCCGGTATTGGTGCGCAGCGACGTCACCTGGTACGGGTGCAGATACACCACGTACATATCTTCCCCGTTGATCTTGATCGGGCGAATCTTGGGGATCGTGTTGTTGCCGTTGGCGTCGAGCGGCGGCGATACCGCCTGCTCTTTCGCTTTGTCGATCAAATCGATGGTGAAGGTGTCGTTCGAGGTCAGGTTGGCGTCGTCGGTCGCGGACGATTGCCGCAGGATGCGGTTGCCGACCGTGGTGGCCGCCGTGGCGGCCTGCAGGCCGGTGAACTTGGTATTGGTCTGGACCGTGTAGCTGCAGACCTGGTTGAAAAACGAGATTGACATGCGCTTGGCCCACCAATCGGCCAGGCCGTCGCGCGCTTCCGCACGCAGGTCGAACGGGATGCGCTGGGCGTCGATCGTGTTGGTCGACTTGACTCCGACCACATGGCCCAGCTCGTTGATCGTGAGCTTGTCGGAATAGATCGACAGCGATTCGCCGTTGCCTTCGGCCAGCTCGTTCTCGGTAAAGCCGGCGCCCTG